CCATTTAGAATTAAATTTGCTGGCTCATATGATGATGTTGGACAGTATATGGATAAAAATTTTCCAATGTCTAAATATTACATACTTGAAAAAGAATATAGAAGTAATAACAAAGATGGTGTTATTTCAGATTATCGACACGATAGGCAATCATTATCAGCAGCAACACAATCAAGTTCTGCATTATGTATGGATATAGAGAACATAAATGGAATAATTCCGCCACTATATGGCAGTGAATTTGATGGTCTTTTTAGTGGCGACAATCCATTATGCCCAGAAAACCCAGATATAAAAGAAGCAAGTGGAGTTTTGTATAAATATGAGATAATATCATCCCAAGAAGGCGATAGCATCACACCAAAATTATTACTTGATACATTAAGGGCAGATTGCATATCTATGGCAAGTGGGCCATTAAGTCCAATTTTCTCATTACCAGATGAAGAATCTAGCACTAGTGGTGGCGGTTATTTTGTTGATAGTATCACGATTGATGCTTCTAGCGGAATGGCTAGTGGCGGCGTTTATTTGTATCTTGACGAGACAAACCAAAGTATAAGTGGCTTTTATGACTTAACAAAAGTAACTGATACAAGCGGTTGGAGTGGAATAACAAGAGAATCTTCAACTGAGAATCCAAAAAGAATAGACCCCAAAAAAAGTGTTACGTATTATAGTTGTACATTACTTTGCCCATTTGGTTTTATACCACAATCAGAAAATATTAAATATATCACTGTTGATAAAGATATAAATTATGTTCGAGATATACTATCTGGAAAAGGGATAACTGATGTTGAAAGCTATTTAGATGAGCAAAATGATATGATAGATATTAGCTCATCAACTGGTGAAACAATAGATGCTGAATACTCTGAGTACGGTGGAGAAGGTGGAATAACCCTTGATTTATCTGAAGATATTTCGAAATCTCCTTATTATAAGGATTGGAAAATTAGTACTCCAACTCAGACGTCTGCTAATACTTTTTCATTATTTAGTGAAAAAGAAGACGTTGATAAACCATATACTTTAGATGATTGCAACGTATTGTCAGCTAGACTATGCTTATGTAAAAAAGCTGAGTTTATTGGAAGTAGGTGCAAAATGTATATATTTAATCAAAACTCAAAAAACCCAACACTAAGATTAGTCTTTCAGTGGCCAGGGAATCTAGACAGTGAAGTTGACACTAGTGACTTGAAAACCGAAATAAACAATTACTTTAGTATGGGCAAGACAAATGTTCCAAATAAAGCAAAGGGGTGTGCCTTAATTCTTAGAATGAAAAATGGGTATTACTATACCATATTATTTAAAATGGGTTGGTATAATTATACAAAAGGTATAAGAAGGAAGAAAAAGAAAAAAAATAGAAAAACTGGTGGTTACTTTACAGGATGGAATTAAAATTAAGACTAAACAAATCTAGCTACAAGGGGGCTTCAAACAAGAATATGAATCTTCCCATTGACTTGGTTGGTAACAATAAGGTGTTACCAATCGAGCCATTTAACGCACAATTAAGTGAACTTGATGTTTACAATAATGAGAGAATGGCTTGTAACAACATTAGGCTTACTTTAGGTATTAATGTGGTTGCGTCAAACATATTATGTAACTATATCACCGAAATAGTTAAAAATGAAGGCTCTAAAGATGTAATTCTTTACAACGTAGATGGTATAGGCCAAGAAGAAAGAAACGAGATATGGGCTAAGAAATGGGTTTGCTTTGATAGGGAAAAGGTAAAAGACGTGCCTACCCCAGCTGGTATTGAAAACAATTATAGGTTAACATATCAAGCAGTTAGGGATACTCAACTGTCGAGTGAAAAATTTGGCTATGAGTATCATTGTGGTATGGATATATTTAACAACCATACGTTAAGAAGTAAGACATTTAAGGCTGTATGTCCATTTAATAGTAAAGGTGGCTATCTTAAAGAATTTAATACCATAGAAGATTTACTAAGGGATGGCGACGGAAACCAAGTTAGGTTCTATAATGATAAGATTGGCAGTGTTGACAACAAGCCAACTCTTAATGCACATTTGTATTTAGATGAGGAGGTTATGTCGTACCCTGAGTCTATTAAGGAAAACTTAATAGAATATAATGGTTGGTTTGGTTTTAAGAATGTTGAAAAGTTCCCTATGTATAGTGGTAAAACACCATACGATTTCTCTAAGACTATAAACAATAGAAAGGCTTGCGATTTTATAGATATGTACCCAACTAGGGATTTGTTCTATTTTACTCCCAAGTTTAATCCTTATAGAAGAAGGATAGAAAAGAACTGGAACTATTGTTTAACCTACCCTAGTTCTTCTACTACAGAGGGTATTGCGTTTATTAGGGAAACAACAAACTCTCTTAAAATATTTACTTTTGATGAATTTGCAACACAGCAAGGTGGTGGTGAAGCTATTAAGTTTAATTCCATATGCAAACACGGTTTAAAGGTTGATGACTATGTCAATATCTACAGCGGAGATGATATTATAATAGAAGGTGCTAGGGTTATTAGAATAGATGGTGAATATTCATTCTATATCGTTAGAAACGGTATGACAATATCTAAGAAATGGATTGTTATGGATGATTATACTGATGAATATTCATATTCAGAGGAAGATGAAAGTGGAAACACGACAACATATACGTATAATTACCCAAACGATAACCGTGACCGTTCAAGGAAATATGTAGAAGAAAACATAGTAACTACTGATGCTAGCGGCAACACTATCAGTAGTGCAATGAATAAAGTTTATACTGTTGATAGGAGTAAGGTTAATATAGATAGAGATAATAGGGACATATCCTTTAAAAAGACTTTCAATGGTAAGGAATGTGAATATTATGTTAGGATATTTTCAAAGATACCTAACTGGCGTTTCGCTGCTGTTACTCCAACAAATGACCCAAAAGAAATTAAAAAGTATCAAGCCAAGGAATATGATTTTGAAAGTCATATAGGTAAACTTGCATTTTCTAGAAACATATATAATGATGAGTATACTGAAGTAGTATATACTGACAATATTAACTTGGATGGGTTGCTAGACAACTTAGGAAGACCAGTTACGGATATATTCTTTACTGTTATCAAGAATAACAGTGGCTATCGTGAATGGTATGGCAAGAAATATGAGTTCAAAGACGAAGACGAAGATATAAAATATACGTATAATCTTCTAGACCATAGTAATGACCAAATAGAATACTCACATTGCTTTGGCAAAAACACTTGTGCGTTTAGGTTGTCAGACCTTTCAATTGCCAACAACGAATTACCTAATATTATTACAATAAATAATGTTGGCGCTGCTATGGGAGATAATCACGCAGAAAGCGGTATGGCAATAACCATAAATGAAAGGGATGAATATTTAAGGAGTATGCTAGATGATGATGAAATAGAATATAATAATGTAGAATATTATTTAAATGGTAGTAATGTTTCTAAAAAAACATATGGTGGTGATGTAAACTTCTTTGGTGATTTATGCTGTTATTCGAAGTATGATTGCTTAGAAGAAACGATACAGCCAATAGAGTTTAGGTTTAATACCGTACAAAGGGAAATACAAAATTTTGAAAACGCAAACGAAGGTGATGATGGTCAAAACTTTGCACTTGAAAGTTATTTCAACAAGTATGTTTGGGATGAGATAAAGAAAGATGATTTCGATGGTATGGGAAATAACAATTTTGAATTGGAGGTGTTCAGAAGTGACCCAGCCGATGAAGATGGTATTGCAAATTATTGTGACTCTTGCGGAGCTAGAAAGGAAGGATATTGCTACGTGCCACACACAAAAATATCAATCAAAACTTTATCATCTTATCTAGAAAGCGCATACCCAATATTCTATTCTATTAAACAAATTAAACAACTTAAGATGTATAGATATACAGTATCTTTTATGAATAATATACAGATGCCAGAAGGAACAAAGTTTGAAATATTCGATAAAATAAAGAAATTAAGGTACGATTGCATCGTTGAAAAGATTGAAAACCTTAAAAACGCATCAATATATGCTAAATTGAATGAAAAGGATGTTCCTAATGGATATGTAATCAAGGTAGAAGATAAAAGATTAATAGAAGATGATGCTCCTCGTAGATATAAATTATATGTAAGATATGATGAAGAAATACCATTCTATGCTACATTTATAAATGATGGTAGTTGTAGGTTTGTTTGGAGGAACGTACTACAAAATGGATTTGATGACAATTCAACAAATGAGGTTTATCCATTTGCAAACAATGCATTATATGTTGAAAAGAATATAAACATATTTGTAAAAAGGCAAGACCCACGCAATATAGGTAATCTATGGGCAAATAAGTTCCCATATGACTTTAAGTCAAGAGGAATTCCTAAAGAAGATTATGATAATTTCGTACAAGACGTTGATATACAATGTTAAAATTTAAGTTAAGACAAAGTAACCAAGAAGAGTTTTACAAGGAGATAATACTAGAAGATATCTTCTTAGGTAAAGATGGCTCATTTATAAGCGGCGTTGTCACTTCGGAAGATACGCTGTTAGATGGGCAGAACATATTTGTGTCATTCGAAGGAAGCGATAAATTGTATCCGAGAGAGGCAAAAGTAGAATCTATTGTTAGGGATGGATTTGTCCTAGATGACCAATATAAATACGAAATTACAACTTTCATAACAAAGAATGGTAATAAGTACAATGGCATATGGTTCGAAGATGGGTGTTTCTATCCATCTATGATAGAAAATGATGAAGATTCTGAATATTATGGTGAGGAAATCGTAAAGATAGGCGCGGATGACCATATTGTTTATTTAGATGCATCTGGCTCCTCATATGTCCAAATACCAAAGATATACTATGTTGAGAACGGTAAATTAGAGATAAGTGGAAACACATACGATATAGATGTTGATTCACCAATTATACAGCCTACAGTATCTATACTAGAAGATGTCGTATTAAACACTTATAGAACCTTAAATATAACACTTTTCCCAAATACTGCTAAAAGGAAAATATATAAGGTAATATTGCATAATACGAATGGAGTTATATTAGATTTAGACACCATTAATTATACTGACGAGTTTAAGTATATAACCATTGGTAATATAGCAAGTTTAAGCGATGATTCTAATGATGATAAGATATATAGCTTAGACCAACAAGACGTTTATTTCACAAAAAGGTTTGATGGGAATAACGAAGATATCATAACATTAAATGTATATGGAAGCGATGAGACATTTAGTGCAAACACAAATGACGTTGATATAACTATATCTGGTCGTACCTATGAAATTAAAAAAACTTGGAAGAACTCTCTTTATTCCGACAATTATCTCAACTTGTTTGTAAAAGATAATACAATATCGTTAGAACAAGGTGATATAATATATGTCAAGTCTAACAAGCCAAACACACAGTATTATGACATAATAGATGGTGTTTATATTGTTTCTGAAAACGGAGAAATGATATTTGGTGAAGAGGATGTTAGTGGAAACACAATATTCAAATACGGGCAAGATTTATATAAGCAAGATTATGTTTTAAACGAAGGCAATGCAGTTACGTACTATGTTGAGCTTGATGACGAAGAGACACATATCTATTCTACTATAGAGGGTGGAAAGATGAAGTTTTTACTTCCAGTTGGAAATGGAGAGTATGAATACACAAGCGACGTAGATTTTGACGTACAAAGTGTGAGCTTCCACGGCAAAACATATCAGATTAGCAGTGAAGAAAACAGCAGTGTTACATTCTGTCAGTATGCTAATATTAACGGTGTAAAATACTTCGTAGAAGATGATTTAATAGATTTTATTGAAATAGGCTACAATTTTAACGGCGTTGAAAATGTTAACCTACAAGAGTTTGAACTAACAAAAATTTCAACTTTCAAAAATGGGTATTATGCCTATTATATGAATGGCGATACTGCAATACCAGTTAAAATATCCGTAGATGAAAGCGGAAACACAACAGTAGAAAAATATTCTTTTGATAAAAAATACTTTACAAGTTCAGACTATGTTTCTTATAATCTTGTATCTAAAAAGTATCTTTTATATAAAGGTGAAAGAATATACCTAAGTTATATTGATGCTGTTAAACCAATTGATTTCATTTTGTCTGCCAACACCTTAGACCAAGTTGAAATTGTATATGTCAATGATAGTCAAAATTATGAGTTAGAGGTAATAGGACAAGTTGGAAGTTCTTGCTATAGGTGCTATGCGCAAGAGAAAGGCGTTGTAAACATTATCAAGAATAACTATGAAGACTATACATTCTATCTAAAAGATAGCGTATACCCAATGATTAATGTTTATGAACCAAATGTTAGCCAAACTATGGGAAATGATGGGTTTAACAAACATTTATCATTCTATATAACAAATTCATACTATACCTTGCCTATTGGTATGGCAAATACTGTTGCCACTAATGCCTTGCAAGAAAAGGTTGTTGAGAGAGACTTCTTCCAAAGGATTATAGACGATTATATTAATAGAATTGTTGATATGGAGAAGGATGTTTATTATCCAGCTTTCTGTGGGGCAGATGAAACGAAGATGGTGGATGAGATAGAGTTTAAGCTTCATTTTAGGACTAGAAATCTTAACGATTGGAGTATAAACGAGGATAGAACAAAAGATTATATAGAAGCTAAAGCTGAGAACAGCGAGGCTACAATCCCAAATAGTATTAAGGCTTGCAATTGGAATATCATCGACTATTATTACGATGATTTAAACGATTATGATATAGAGATATCAGAAGGTAAAGACCAAGGGTATTTTTGGGATGAAGATGGCGATAATGGAGACGATGAATATGGTAGGGCTAGATATAAAGTCAAGAAAATCACAAATGAAGGCCCTCACACGTATGATTGTAAAGATAACACATATTATAGAAGCCATATTACAAAGTATGAACAGCCAGCCGACTTAGTTTATTTCCTTAACTTTACAGATAATGACATATTGTACCAAAAAAGTAAGGTTGGTAAATCGTTTTTAAGGCTACTGTTTTATGATACCGATGACCCAAAGACGCAGAGTTTACTAGCAATGTCGACTGTGTTCTTTGATAGTGACAAGTTGTACAAACATTACTTAGACAATGCGAACCCAGATACTCACGATGATTATGGTTTTGTAAATATATCTAATGGAGAATATACAGAGTATTGTGGAGTGGAAAAAGAGCCTTATTATTTAGGCGATGATGGCATTTTCACTTATAACGAAGACTTCAGAATATCAGCTACATTCACCATTAAGAATATGTTCGAGGAAGATAGGTCAAGCGAGGGGTTTTATCTTTATTTATTCAAGGAATATACCTCAAATTTGCACGAAAGAAATATATATTTAAAGATACAGTTCAATCACGCTGGAGAGGGTAAGGTTGTAAACTTCCTTGTACCAACAAAGCAATATATAAATGAAGACAAAGAAGAGATAACAGAACTATTAGACATAACGAATAAGGATGATAGGGAAGAGTTTAAAAAGGGATATCCAATGGATGAACTTTATAGTAAGCTATACATCCCAATTAAGGTTAAATTTGATGATGAAAAGAAAAAATTTGTATACTGCTTCCCAGAGTATATGATGAACCCAAGCGAACCGCATAGGGTAGTGTTTAACTTATATGAACCTAAGATAAAGGACGAAAGCATAAAAGATGAAGAGAATTAAGAGAAAAATATACCTAGAAAGGCTGAAATCTAGAATGCCTGGAGTCGTTCCGTCTGTTAGTGGAAACAACGAGGATATTACAACTTTCACATTCAAGAAAGGTAAGAAGATTTCTCTTGATGAGGAAACTCGTGAGACCAATTATGGTATGTATGCTAGCGATATGGATATATCTTCAACGCCATTAAGCGGTATGGGTTCTATAGTGACATATAGGAACGTATGTGATTGGTATCATTCTCTAGAAGATTTCTTAAACAAATTAACAGTAGATACAACTTGTGGCACAAGAGAATATCTTGATGCAGAGGAATATAATAGCTATGAAGAGTTTGAGCTATCTCAAGATGAAGTTGAAAACTTTAACAAGATGGGAGGTAGAAGTAGTTATGAGTGGCTATCCAATAACGTATTTCTTAATTTTAAGATACCTAGTGAATACGAAAGCGCTTGGCACACAAAGAAATTATATTTACAAGAGTTTGCAAAATGGTTTGGTTGGTTTACAAGTAGGCACAAGAAATACATAGATATACATTCTGTTGAGGAATGTGTAAGTAGCACTACTTGCTGCGACTGTGAAAAGTTCTTTAGGCTAGGTGGCCACGATATGTACAGTAAAATGGCGATATGGTTTAGGAACATTGACATAACTGACAAATACATAGAAACATCAAGCATAACATTTAATTCAACTGAATTATTCATTAATGACGATTTTAAATATTATGACTATACAACTAGCGAATATAAAACTCCTAGTGAAGACCTTAATGTAAAGGTAATACCATTTCATTCAGATATTGTTATTCAAGTTCCGTTATCGAACGAAGTTGATGACCTAGGTGAAATGACCGCATTGGCCGAAGAATGGGAATATCTTGTAGACTATGCACAGAAAACCGATAAATATATTGAGAGTGGCGTTTCGTACAATGGTCCTGTTGTCTTATATAATGGCAGAGACTGGGTTTTAGCTCAATCAGGTAAAACTGGCTATTACTATAGCACCAAATTCAAAGAGGGGTATTTTGGCAATGTAAGTGGTATGACAGATGAAGAAAAGTTATATTTCTCATTTACAAAGAACTCTTTATCGCCACAAGATACTAGTGTGCATTGGAATAGGCATTTCAATAGATTCCTTTCAAGGCACAGAGACCAATTTTTAAAAGGAGATATTAATTTTTATACTTATAAAAACAATGTTTTAGTAACCGACCCTACTCCGTTGATAATGTCAGATGAATATGATATTATACATTCAGAAAATGGTTTTGTCATTGTTAAGGGTGAATTATATGAAATTGAGAATATTTCATACATCGAGGTTTATGATGAAAAAGAGAAAAAGAATAAAATTTATATAGTTTATTTCTTAGATGATGTTCCAATGGTAAACATTCGAAATGCAGTTAAAAGCGGTGTGTTTTCGGACGGTAAATGGTGGTTTGACTTAGACCCAAACAAGTGTGATGGATATGATGGATTAACACAAATATTAAGCGGCACAGCTTTAGTTTATGAGAATAATGTTTATTTTGTTAATGGGAAAGAGTTTGTTACAATAAGAAGTAATACAAATAACACAATGTCATATGAAATATTCTATGACTATGCAAATGTAAACAATCGAATAGTTCCTTTCAAGGACTTAAAACCTTCTAAATATGCTCTTGAGGCATATGTTTCTGATGATGAAGATGCTTCTACGTCAAAGATGATTCTCGTTAATGATGAGTATGTGTTTGGTAGGTTAGAACAAAATGCTAGTGGCATTGTATACTCTACGGATGTGAAGTATAAAAACACTGTTGGCTACTACATAGAAGATAATAAATTATATTTACAATACCCTTACGAAGTATATAACGCTAATATAGTAAAAGGAGTAACGGAATCTAAATTAACGGAGTTTGAGCCTATGAATATTGCTTCTGATGATATGGGTAACAGACTTCCGGGATTCTTCGTCCTCGACCACACACTTGACACAGACGAAGATGGTTTTGCTTTTGCTCAGCCTAAAGAAGGTGAAATGATAGATTTGTGTTATACTCCTGGTACTGTTCGCAACCTTTCATTCGTTGAACTAGAAACCTCTTATGGCGAGAACGATGAATGTAAAATAATATCCATTTCGGCATCTCCTAGTGCATTTACAACTACGTTAGAGATGCAAATTGAAGATGTAAGCAATTCTACTTGGGAATCCTTATTCAGTGTTACTCGTGAAGAGCCTATTGATATTGACGATTCAGCTACAAGTGAAAGACCAAGTTGGGATACGTTTGATAATACTGAGGATGTTGAATATAGTGATATATTCTGGGGTGACATATTGTCATCAATGGAGTTTCATATAGATGATGAATATGGAAATAAGGTTATGTCTGTTCTTATGGATACAAATAAGTATGACTTTGTGGGTAGTGGAATATCTTACAATATAGTAGAAAAGAAATATTTTACCACGACAGAGCCTTCTTGGGAAATTGTGCCATCGCTGTCTAGTAATACCCCAATCTATGCAATAGATTATCTAAAGCAAACAGTAGAAGAATATAAAGAAGAAAATCCCGAAGAATTATATAAAAACCACGGATATGTAGATACTTCTAATATCAAGTGTGACTTTGAATATTTCTTAGGAGCAATTTTAACTAGGGAGTATTCAGCAGTTACAAATTCAGAAGGCGAAGAGTATAATATTTACGGACCTTATAAAGTTTCATTCTTAGATGACGGTGCTGACTTTGAGGACATTGTTTCTTTGCCTTATTATGAAAGGATAAGAAGAAATTATCAATGGAGTCCTACGCACAAGCATTATCATAACCATCATAATTATGGAGTTAGGTACAAAGAAACTTGTGACTTAGTGTTAAAGGAATTTCCTTATGCCTTGAATGATTACTACAATTATAATATACTTTATTATGATGTGGTAGAGCCAAAAACATATACGGACTACTATGGCCAAAGTATAGAAAAGAACGTGTCTGAATTTACAACAAACATTACTTCATACGTTTTAAGTGGCAGTCCTATTAGTTTTGTTTATAATGATGATTCTTTTGTTGATGATAATGGATTTTTAACGGTTCCAGTGTTTAGGGAAGAATATAGATTGGGTGTTTCTTCGATTGAAAATAAAGAGGGTGATATTTACATAAATAGAGGCGATGCTCAATCAATAGACAGACACATTAAATTAATGTCTTGTAAGAGTTTTAATGCTCTAGAACGATACGGAAACGGAACATTTAAGATAACAGATAAATAAATTTAAATAAATGGCAACTGGTGTTTATGGAACAAGAATAGCAAGTAACATTACAGTGGATGATGTTGAGATTTTCTATTCATATAGTCCAACAAGAAATAGTAACGATGTAAATCTTTCTGATTTCAGAAGGATAGATTCTACTTTATTGTCTCAAGCTAACATAAGTGACAATACTGATGGTTACGACAATATATTAGAGGGGGTTTATAATTTAAAACTTCCAGTACAATATTTTAATAGTAAGGGTTACTATACGATTTATATTAGACCAAAGGAAATACCAGTGGTATTGTTAGATGTTGGTGTATTATCATCGTTCCCTGACGTTAAAGGGCTTGTTGTTGATATTACTTCAATTTCTGACACAAAGCTTAGGGCTAGTATGTCAGAAAACAATGAACTTGTTGGGTATAGAGTTGTTTACTTTGATGATAATGGTAAGAGAAAAAATTATTATAGAATTGTGACGAGTAATAATAGGTGCGAACCAGTGGTACAGAATATGTCTGACACAAACCAAAAAGCCATACGATATAGGTATAATGAAAGTTCCACACTTACATTTATTACAGTAACACCATCTGCTGCAACGACATTTAAACCTAATGCTGTTCCATATATTGGTTCTGCTGCGCAAAAGGTGCTGTTTGCAAATACTAAGTTTGAACCAGTTATGATAGATTTAGAACTAGTAGACCACGATGCCGATACAATTTCTACAATGCTTGAGGGTAGTCAGTTAAGAAATCTTGACAATGGATTAATAACAACATTTACCGATAACGGTGAAATATATAATCAAGTTGAAATGTTCTCACTTAAGGATTCCGAGACGGGCAATCCTATCTACGAAGTTCGTAAGAATAAGACAGATTCTATTGATTTCTCTGAAACAATTAACGATAAGAACTAATAGACAATGGCAAAATATATTAAGAGTCATAGTAACTACGTTGTTAAGAAAAAACATCAAAACGTAAAAAATGGTTACATTATAGAGAGAGATGCTTTTACTGTTGGTGGACTTGACCATTTCACGGATGACAAAAAACCAATATATAAAAGTAGTAACTTTCTTATAACCGTAAATAATGCAGACTATTCAGACCGTGATATAAGAAATGACGGTTGGGAAGGTAGTACTTGGACACTTGAAAATGTGTCTGAGACGCAAGCGAATAGTGCAAATACAATGGACATAAACTTAAAACTTGATTATCATAAGTTGAAAGATTATGCCTACTATGGTTCTTGTTCAGAACTTATACGTTCATCGATAAACCATATTGTTTCGATATTCCCTGGTGAATTGCATATGCCTCGCGTAGATGGGGTAGGTGTTACAGCTTACGCAATCGACCCAATTTCAAAAGAATCAATAGAGTTAGGAAACTTAGATTATCAATTTCTTTGGGATAACCCATTCAATATAGATGTTCATACAACATATGTGAACGAAGGTGAGATTGAAAACAAACTTAGATACTTTGCAAATGGAGGTTTTGAAAACTTTGAGGTTATAGATGACAACGGTAACAACTTAGGTAGTGTTACTAGTTTTACTTCTACTAGAGTTGATTCTGGATGTTCAGCAAATACATTGAACTATGAAGTCCAAATAGAATATTCTAATGGCTCTATAACAATAGGCGTATTTTCAACTGGTGATAACGGCTTTGTTTATCTAGGGAAAGACGCTTGCGTTGGTTGGTCTATACGCCCAAAGCAAGTGTTTTATGATGAGTTTTTTGCTTCATTGGATAACTTTGAAAAGGTTCTTATGAATCGTCATTCAGAGCCCTTATATAAGTGTAAGTTTGAGGTTATAACGCCAAATTCTTTTGGTAAGGAAATCGAATTAAAGGAATTTATATTTCCAAGGACATATGGTGGCTATAATCTATGCGTTAATGATGTTCCTTATTTCTCATATCTTGATTCGTTGGCTGACATAGGAGAGTATTATGACGAAGAATACTCAGACAACCTTTATAAGTCAATGACACACGAGTCTATTAAAAACTTTGATTTTACTAGAGAAACAATAACTAAGGATGGCGAAGTTTCCGAGAATTTAGATACTGCGAATAGAATCCAAAAGATGCTTAGGGTCGTTGGCAGGGAGTTTGACGAGATTAAAACATATATTGACGGTATCAAGGCTTATAATACTATAACGTATGACGATAAGAATAATATTCCAGATTATTTCTTAACGGATGAAGTAGAAATAGAAGGTTGGGATACTAAAAATATATATGCCAAGAAAATGACTGAAGTTGATGAAGACGGCGTTGATGTAACAGAAGAAATTGATGGAAGTAACGATTTTAAAGAAATCAGATTAACAAACACATTCGAAGAAGGTCCAATCACTAGAACTTTCGAAGATGACATAAAAACAATTTCTACGCCATATTCTTATAAAAATAAGTATAAGATATGGGGTAAAAACACACCTAAGGATGTCTACAATGGATATTATGTAGATACATCTTTTTCTGGAGGAACGCTAGATTTATCCTTTATATTAAGCACACCCCTTAACACTGCACACGATGCAATACCAAACAAGTATTCTAGTGGCACTACAATGAAGGAGTTCAGCAAGGAAATAGAAGATACATTTGGCATTTCTACAACCTCTGCCATTCCTTTAGATAACAACGATAAATACTTTGTGACTGAATGCGGTGTTAAAAATAAGATAAAGGAATATACAAACGAAAAAGAGTACACTCCTAGCGAGGTTAATAACCATTTTATGAAGATGCTTAAGCTTAATTCTCGTCAAATTCTTTCAAAGAAAGGAACAATTGATGGAGTTGAGCAAATGTTATCTTTATTTGGAATGAAGAGCGATAGGATGTGTAAAACCAAAGACGAAAGATACGACTATCATATAGGCGAATATAGTATTGTTACTGATGGCTTGTATGATAAGTTCAACGAAGAACGAGGAATGTATCATATAGATTGGTACAATTATACTAAAATGTATAGCTATGATACGGAGGATTATAGAAGTGGAGTATATGTTCCGTATCAAGGATTACCAGTTACGTATAAGGAAAAACTTAACAATAGTGGCGAAGTAGAATATCGCATTTTATACCCATATTTCGATAAGGATAGTCAATATGATGGAGGCTTATGTTATCAAATGAAAGGAGGTTGGAGGCACACAAGCCCAATTGAGATTACCCCTTTAAATGATATTATAAGTGCAGATACTAGTAATAATCTAAGCGGTACTAACTGTAAGGAGACGCTTAGAAACGTTAAGAAGGTGGAAACCATTAAAGACTTGTTAACTGAGCCACAAGATAGGCTTGAGAATGGAGACATATATTACGTCGAAGATATTTCTAAAGAATATGCGATAGTAAATGGAGAAGTTTATGAGGTGTTCACTGAAAACTATAGCGGAAGGGATTATAAGTTTTTTGAACTTCATAAGGATGACGGCTATATATTGTTAGGTGGGGTAGAATTCTTAGATATTATATTTGTAAGCAACCCATATTATCCCGATTATGAAAGAACTTGCGTAATTGAAAATTTGCAAGAAGATTCTGTATTAAAGGTTTATATATTACCTTATGATGAAAGTGGAACGCCAATTACGACCCAGTTTAGTTATGACGATGATAGCCTTAATTTTAATATCAAGCTATATAGTGAATACGCCTCAATAAGTCAAAGTAACTTTACTTGGTTTAGGAAGCAATCACAAGACATCAAAACACAAAAGTATAACACAAATTACTTTAGACTAAATGATAAGGATTTCAGCCACGAAATATCACTTGATGGGTGGTCTCAGATTACAACTTACGACGTTAATTACAAGAAGATTGAAGGAACACTTGATTATTTCAAGGGGAACAATCCACACTCAGCAAGAAAGAGATACGACTTGGGAGAGTCTTATATCGATAGGATGTCATTATTGTTTAAAGATGCAATAGAAGACGATGCGTTTGATATTAGATGCTATAATACTGGAGCTGAAACTATGGACTATGCAAAGAGCCTAGAAGAAATTGAAACTATTGGCTTCAATATAGATAGCGGATATACCGATGATTGTAATATAACCTATCTCAATAACAATTGTGCAGTTCCAAATGACACAAAGATTCATTATTTTGGCAAATATTTTGCAAATGATAAAAATGGCCATCTTGTAAGCGGCTGTGTGAAATCATTAAATGATATTACCACATACAACGGAAAGGCTCTTCCAAAAGATTTAGATAAAAGATATAAAAAAAACTTTGGGAATTATTTTGGCCAACCAAATTCAATACAATTAAAAGATATGTTTAGTGAACATCAAATTATAAATACAAAAGTTGTTGAGTTAACGTTCCTTTTGAAAGGTATACACTATAAGAATCAAGAAGCATTGTTTAAGACAAAAGGAATTGAAGAAGTTAAATACCTAGAGAGTGTTGTGATGCCATATGTAGAACAAATGATACCTAGTGGTACTATATTAAAAGTTAAATATAGGATAACAAATGCCTAACTGACTTTTTAATAATGGAATATAAGAAAGGCTAGTAGTTGACTAGCCTTTCTTATTTAATAATTCATCAGTTTCTCATTGTCATTATCAATATCATCAAAACTGCTTATTGTAAATTTATACATTGAATAGTCATTTTCCAAATCTACAAAAGAACATTGCATTGTTTCCATATCCCATACAGCGAAACCGTGATTTGTAACAGTTTCTCCGAATGTTTGTTGAAGTAGAGAACCAGGATATACAATTTCGCAGTCATTTCCCTTAATTACTTGCCTCTTGTGTATATCTCCGCACATAACACAATCACACCCATCAAAGATATCAGAATCTTTTCCGCTTGTAACAACGTCACCATTATCAAGTGTGCTTCCTACTATCATACCGTGGTATAAGCCAACAAACTTGTTATTTGGATGTTCCTCTCTAGCAACTTCTATTGAGGGGCGTATAAAGTCATTGTATATGGAATATACAACCCAAGTAATGTCATCATCAACAACGCACCCACTTTCATAACCAAGTTCCCTATCTAGCAAGAATGCGTTTGAAAATTCAGCAGCTTCAAAGATGGAACTTATGGCATCCTTACGAGATTGGTTGTTAACGATTAGGTCGTGATTGCCAGCAATGACAATAACCTTTGCTATCTCTTGTAACTGACGTATGAAAGTAGCTACAAAAGATATTAGTTCTGGAGAAATTGTGTTTTTCTGATGTATTATATCTCCGCTTATTACAATACGAACTTCATCTTTTTCATAGGGTTCTGCAATTTCCCTACATTTAGCAATAAATTTTTCTAATTGCTCAGCATATTCATCTAATCTCTGGTAGTTACGAATATGTATATCGCTACAATGAATAACCTTTTTTATCATATTTTTATTATTTTGAAACTTCTATGTAATTTTCTTTTTCTATCATTTCTTTTTTCATCTTTGGGGTTAAAACCCAATAACAAAATGATATTTTCCTATCGTCGCATTCGTCTTTGTTTACCATTTGTTTTTCTTGGCAAAAAGCTTTAAAGTGTGGGCTTTGGTATATATCATAATCATCCACGCCAATCCACCAGCATTTATTATCCAATGTAGCAAATGCGTTTACATCGAAATTTGTTTGTATCTCATACAACGTGTCTAAAATAAATTTATCCATTATTTTTCTTTTAAAGTTCTATTTCATTAATTTGCCTTGCTCTACGTAAATGGTCTATAATACCCTTTTTACCATATCTTTCATATATCAGTGATGGGTCTAAATCTTCTGATGTTGGTATATATCTTATCTTACCATACATCTTATCGTGGTTTAATAAGCCATATATCTTTTTAACATCCTTAAAAGCATCTCCATCAAGCCATATGTTTATGTTCCCGTGTGCTTTATTGAATATGTCACTAAAAATCTTAAATTCTTTGGTTAATACCTTTCCTAATAAAGGGATTGAGTTTGGTACAACAATATGGTCAAACGGTCCTTCTACGAGTGTTACATCAGCATCCCATTGAATTTTATTTTCATTGAATATCAAGTCCTTTCTTTCCGCTTTTGCATTAAAATACTTTTGCCGTTTAGGTGCGTTTGTTATGTCACGTCCAGTCCAATAATTAAGTGCATCAAACTCATCATATGATGGAAGGAGTATCCTATTACCTACTAATGGGCTTTTACTATCGTATGACGTTACGCCAATATTGAAACTATCAATAATATCCCACCCTATGCCACGTTGTTCTAGATATTTTACAGCGTCCCTTTCTAATTTGGAATTAATTTCATTTTTATTAAGTTTTTTAAACGTATCAGGTAACTTTAACACGGGTTTTTCATCTATAATAGAATAACCACTGTTACCATCATCAATATACAACTTAAAGTATTTACTATTTCTTAAAGATTCTACTGCATCAAGATAATCTTCCATTAAGTCCTTGTTCCCAAAGATTCTTATCAATTTCTTTATTGAACCTTGCATATCACTATCGTGTTGCGAACACGACCAGCAATGGAATACGCCCTTAGCAATGTTTACCTCAAGATTATATTTTCTTCTTTCCCCTTCACCTTTATTTTCAACACATCTAGGACAAGGAAACTGAAGCTGATAGGACTCATCTAGAGGGTTTTTGCTCTCCCCTAGAAATATGCATAGCAACGAATATATCCTTCTCAGTTCTTGTACTATCATTTTTTTAAAAATTCTTTAAGTTTTGCAAAGATACAAAAAATATTTCATAAAAACAAACTATTTATGTTAAAATACATTATAAAATGAAGAAATTTAAAGATAGTGACATTTTGTATGCTATGATTGAAGATATCGATTCAAAGTGTGTTGCTGAGGAAGGTGACAACTATGAAGAGAAAGCATACTACTATAATGGGGCATACACTGAGTATGATATGGATGTAAAAAAACTAAAACCTTTAAAACTTGCTGAGTAATGGTAATATTAATAGATAACGGGCACGGAAAAGATGTCAAGGGCAAACACTCCCCAAAGCTAAATGGAAGTGGCCTTGACATATGGGATATATATACTGATGAAGATAGGTTCAAGGAATGGAAATTTAACCGTGTGGTGGCGCAAGATATTGCCGCAATTCTAAAGGCTAACGGATATGATGCAAGGTTGTTAGTAACTGAGGATGAGGATATTTCTCTTGGCGAGAGAGTTAAAAGGGTAAACAACCTATGCAGAAGGCACGGAGCTAAGAATGTTCTCCTTGTTTCTGTTCACGCAAACGCTGTTGGTGATGGAAACGAATGGATGAAAGGACAAGGATGGGAGTGCTATACCACTAGAGGAAAGACCAACTCTGACGAACTCGCTGACTTCTTATATAAAAGGGCTGAAGTTAACTTTAAGGGCAGAAAAATAAGAAAGGATATGTCTGATGGCGATTGTGACCAAGAGGCAAATTTCTATATTATAGCAAAGTCAAATTGTCCAGCAGTATTAACTGAAAACTTCTTTTATGATAATAAGGATGATTTAAAATATCTTACTTCTGAAGAAGGGCATAGAGCTATTGTTATGACCCACGTAGAGGGAATAATATTATATATTGAAAACAAAAAGAAATAATATATTTTGACGAAAGTAGAACAATAGGTTTTT